TGCACCGCTCCAATTGCTAAAATTGCGTTCAATGATCTGATAACAATAATAAATGCCGTCTTTTTTATGTTCTTTGTAATTTGGATTTTTTATAGAAACACTTTGTTCCTTATTTTCTTTCTTTTTTTTCGGAACCTCTCCCTGGGTATCTGCGAATTGTTTCAATTTGTTCGCAGATGAAATGAATTCAATTGCACAGTCGTCATTTCGCATAATAAAATATTGGGCTAACATACCCTGTATTGTTTTCATTCGATTCGCAATGGGTGAAATCTGATTTTCAATAATAACGTGCGTTATTTCGGGAAGGATCTGTATCTTATCTAACAATATTTTCATCTTTTTTCCAATTACAACTAAATCGACTTGAGAAGCATTTTTGGTTTTCTTGTATGTGATTTTTTCTAAACAATGTTTTTCCAAATATTGTTGAACCTCCGCTAACATACTGGTTTTGTTTTGCTTACGTTCTTTGTCTAAAAATAAAAAGTGTTGGTTTCCCCATTTGATAACCTCATCCACTTTTTGCTTTTTGATATGGGTGTATTGATTTTCTTTTACTGGTAATAAATAATTGCTTGACTTTGCGTGTGTTTCACAATAACATAGATCATTATATTGGTATTTTGCGTTTTTCCCACATACCTTATTTTGCTGTTTGCGACTATTTACGATTGCATTGCACGTTTTTTTGACGATTGTATTTTCTTCATTTAAATTCAATACCTTCCAGTCAAGGATATCTATGTTTGCTGAACAATCAAATATGCAATACGCCATGTTTTTTATGCCAACGTCGAAACTAATAGTTTTCATTTTGAATGTATGAATAAAAATATATTTTTTGTATATATTTTTATGAAAATGATAAAATTATCTGCGCAATAATTCATCTTGTGTAATTGCAGGAGAAATTTGACGGCTCTCTAATTGGTCTCTCGACAAGTATGTAGTTTTTAAATCACTTTGCACATAACCAGCAGGCTTTGTTTCGTCCAATACACTCTTGAATGAGTAAGGATAGTTGGAGTATCCTTGCACTTCATTGGATTGAATGTTTGGTGATTGAGCATTCTTTGTGTTATACCCAGTATCATTTGCCGACTGAACAAACTCATTGCGCATTACATCCTTTGCATTTTTGGTCAAATATTGACGGTATTCCCAGTTGGACTTGATGTTGTTTTGGTTCTTCAATTCCTTGTTCATCTGGGTTTCAGTTTGCCATGAAGATACAATGGAGCGACCGTCCTTCATCATAGGAGGGAAATCGCTGTATTGGTTGTTTGTAGAATATCCATCATATGAGAGTTGCTTCTCTTCTTTTTTGGGTTCTTGCTTATTTGCTTTGAAAAACGAAAACATTATTATATTAAAAGATGATATATTCTTGCATCGAAATAACTCTATTCTAATTCATTCAATAATTCTATCAATTCGACTTTCTTTAATTTACTTGGGTTGGTGCTTAATCCCTTTTCAATAACCAACGCCTTTAATGCAGAATTAGTCATCGCTTTGTAGGCATCCATCGCAGAAGGGAACTCCTCCATTTGGTCTGTGTTTTCTAAAGTTGTTTCTACTTTCTCTACCTTGATTGAATTATTGTCGTCAATCTCTAACAAAGAACTTTGTGTAGGTTCTTGTTGGACATCATCCTCTACCATTTTTACCTGTTTCAACTCATTATCAAGTTCGACTACCCTTTCTTCGTCTTCCTCTTCATCTTCTTCTAAATCATCTTCGGATAAATAACTGGACTCATCATCTCCACTTTCCTCATCCTCATCCTCATCCTCATCATCACTTTCGTCGTCATGTCTAGGATACATCTGTACAGAATGTGAGTGTTCAACTTGATTGGTCGGCACATTCATCGGTGCACCTCCACCAAACGACGTTGTATTTTGTCGTCGCAATAAATTTAACTCTTGAACAATATTGTTCATAATTTCAAACATAGTATCGCATCGCTGTTCCATAGTACTCACTCTATTTTTGAAATGGTATACAACCAATAAAATAAGCAAGAAAGTAGCAACTAATCCTAAATAAAATATGGAGTCCATCATGTTCATTAAAGTCATTTAATATACAAAAATAAAAATATACCTCAATGCAAACGAAAAAATAAAAAAGGTTGCTATAATATATAAATGGATTCTGTTACTAACGCCGCCCCTAAACTGAACCTACTTGATGGAGCTTACAACAATCAACTGTTGACGATAATTCTAATTGTATTGATTGTATTTTCACTTTTAGGAGTAAATATTCTGAATATTTTCGGAGACCTGTTGCAATCCGTTGTCGATCTGTTCGGTCCTTTCATTATGCAGATCGCTTCTTTGATTGCATATACAGCTGGTTCCATTTTGAACCAGATTAGTTCTCTTTTTACCGTGACTGGTACTGCTGGTGTCGAAATTGCTGGAGGCACAATTGATACTGTTGGAGACTTACTGAAGGATGCTAGTGCTGGACACCTACCTGACCGCATTAATTTAGGTGAAACCGTGAACCGCTCTTCTGTTCAGGTTCGTGACCCAGATATGGACAACACTACAAATCCCATTCAAAATGCAATTACCTCTCGCAAATCTCAATGGTGCTTGGTGGGCGAGTTCGAAGGAAAGCGCGGATGCGTACAAGTCGGAGAACAAGACAAATGCCTATCTAATCAGCTGTATCCCAGTTTCGAAACTTGTTTGAACCCTACTATGACGCAAAACAAACACCCTCTTAAGAGCGAGGCAACCAAATTAGAGTAATTATTGAATACGACGTTGGTCAAAGAAAATAGTGCGAAAAAAACATAAGACAGCTAAATGCTTATGTTTTTTTATTTATTTATTTATGGATATGTTTATACGATCACAGTATAACGATTTCTCGTCTTTCTTAATTTATTCATAGGGATTGCTTCAAGTCCTTGCGAAAGGAGTATATCAGATTTCCATTCACAGTTAATGAAGTAATGTCCGGTTGGTAGTTCGACGGAACCGATTCCATTCTTTTGCCCGCGGTTCCAAGTCGTTTGCACAATTGTTCCATCTTCGCAATAATGCGTTCCGCTACCGTGCCACATATTATCCTTCCATTCGCCATCGTAGATGCGGTAAATCGAGGAATAATCGGTACCCTTACCATTTTTTGCACCCTCAAACCAGTATCCGGTGTAAATCAAGACATTATTTTCATACAGCGTTCCTTCTCCATATTGAAGACCATTGACCCAACCGCCTTCGTATACCAGCTCGCCATCCGTATCGTATGTTGTACCAAATCCACTGTATCGATTGTTCAACATACCCCCTTCATATTGTTTATTTCCATTATCGTGATACAAAATGCATTTACCAGTATAACTACCTTTATCAGTGAAGCGACCTTCATAGACCAGGGTTTGATTTTTATATAATTTTCCTTTTTTGGGGACAACAATCGAATTGGTACCGCTACCGAAGTCAGATACTCCGTAATAAACAATATCCGATGTATCGGTTACAATAATCACCTCCCCTGTAAAACTAAATACCGTGGTCGGGTAATCGGTCTCGTCGATGTGTTCAATATAGAAATCTTCGACGGTAATCGTGTAAGTCATGATGCCTGAATAAATAAGAAAGAATGTGTTTGTTATCTTGCATATTCTTCGTTCCATTGCAATCAATTTTATATGAAGATTTAGAACTAATATAAATACAATTGCGCTATTCATGCATAATGGACGTGCTGGAAAATATAGATTACAGTGCCTTTCAAGGTGAAATGATGAATGAAATTGAGCAAATGATGGGTCAAATGATAGACATGCAAATATATAGCACGGATACGTATAATAAATATGCGCAATATAGCCATATTTATGTAAATAATAATTCGCTACAAGTTACTGAGAAAATGGCTCACGAAATAAAATGGCTCATACATTACGTGAAAGAAACACATTTGTATTTATACGAAGACTACAAAGACGATATGTTAGAAAAATTTGATCGTGTGACTGAATACTTACCGTATTTATTTGACCTGTATGATGCATATACTGATAACGACCGTGACGGTAGACATACTTTCCAACCAGTACATACTCTCAAGAATATTCGACAATTGTTGCTTCCTTTCCGCGATTGTGTAGATCGAGAAAAGTTTGATACTACTTATGTTGACCACTGTGTGAACCTATTGGAATTCTACAAGTTTACTGCGAATTTTATGATATGTCGTTTACAAGAGCTTGAATTTGATATTGATTTTATGAAAAAAAACCCGGATCGCATACAAGGATACGAACCATAATATTGTGATAATTATATACTTTATCATAATATTAGTTTAAAAAGTATCTATTATTATCGATTACATGCAGAAAGATAGTGTAAACATCGATATTGTTGATATTGCAAAATATATTCCCGACTTTGTACAAATAAGATATAGCATTATCCCGAATGCAGGATTGGGCATATTTGCGAATACCAAGATACCCGCGGGAACCTTTATTGGAAATTATATGGGGGAAATATACGAATTCAATAGTAAACCAACCAGCAACGATTACTTATTCGAAAGTATAATAGGAAATGCATCGATAGTATTTGATGCGGATAATCTAGAAAAGTCTAATTATACTCGTTTTATGAATTGTTGTTATAGTAACGAAGTAGAAAATATTACTGTAATCAGATACAAACGAGAAACTGGTTCGAGTGTATATATTACACAATCGGGAAAAGAAATTGATATTGAGGGTTATGTATTTTTTTATGCAAAACGCGAGATAGAAGAAGGGGAAGAATTATTATATGATTATGGACTTAACTATCGTAATAAATTAGGAATTGTGAATTGGTAAAATGTTACCATTGAGAGATATATCTTTGAAAATAAATAACGGATGGTTCTCTACGTTAGATAAATTCCGTTCAACTCAAATGGTATATACGTTTCACTTACTTGGTTCGATACGCTGCAATTGGTTTCCACTAATAAATTATTCGAAGATAAATTAAACACTATTCCGTATTCTACATTATTAAAATCGTCTTCATATCCAAAAGGAGTAGAGATGGATATTTTCGGAAATCCAACTATATCATAGACAAACCCTCGTTCTGTAAATAAATTCACACCAGACACTTCCACAGTTCCTCCGTGTACAACTGCCTGAAACTGCGTATTGGCTGCATTAAATGACGTATCAAGTAATTGAACATTAAATGAAGAATCCGTATAAGTCAATGTAGGCGTTAATGTTGTTCCAGTTACTGGGTCAACTACATTTCCATTGTTATATAATACCGACACACCCATTGGAGAGGTATTAAAAAGACTAAGCGACAAATCGTATGTAGTATCTACATTTCCAGTTGAGAAGCCGCGCACAAATATACCATACGGAATTTTGAAACTGTATGTGTATTGAGGATTGGTGATACCATATTGGATGCCCAGTGAGAATATGTCCTGGGTATTATTATGCAAGGCAAATATATTGTCGGTAATGTTATATCTCCATTCATCCGTATCCTCATCGTTCGCTATAGCCAAGGTTTCCACATTAGTCTTGTAATTGTATAACGGAATGCTATCGTCTTTGTATAATAACATAGATGGACCAGGAACACCAGAAGATGAAGTGGGCGTATAAATAATTTCATTATTATTGCAATTGGTATCTATATTGGAATATATGGTTTTATATGAATATACATTTTCACTTATATCCAATATTGCATTACGCACTTCGGTTACTTCTTGTACAATTGTTCCCGGATAAGTCGAATTTTGATACTTACCAGATAAGAGTTGAGCCATTTTCTGTTTTTTTGTTAAATTATTCCCCTTTGATGCTTGACTGTTTCCTGAATATTGTAAGATTTCAGCTTTTCGTCGCATATTCAATTGTGCTTCTGTATATTGATTGTAAGGCGATTTTGTTTCAAGACGAGCAGGCGGTATCGTAAACAACATTTGTTTCCTTCGTTGTAAACATATTCCACTCACGTCAGAAGACATATTATATAATAAAGTACGACTATATAATATGATTGCATTGCACAATTAATTGGTTTTGGAATAATACCAATAATTGGATAAGTAAGAGAAATATTTTGTATTCAGATTACCATCTTTTACTGTTAAATTGGGTCCTTTGCGAACAATGCTATTAATATCAAACACATTCAGTGCAGAATTATAATAACGTAAACTGGATAACTTGCCGTTAAAACCGCCGTTCTGAGCAATGTATACATCACTGTAGTTTTGCTTGGGAACGTTGCTTAATACCATACGCTTGGACAAGGTTCCATTCACATAAATGTCTATGATCTTGTTTTGCAGCCGGATTGCTAAATGTATCCATTTTTTAATAGGCATATTTTCTACCACGATAGACGTATTCGCGTCTCCATATTTGACTGTATCCATCATAACGCGTAAATTGTTAGTTTTTGGTTCTAAGTATACACCAGGTGAATTATTCATGGAAGACAAGTTGGTTACAGCGTCGAATTGACCATCGCCCTTACTAAACACATGTTGGTATTTTTCATCTTGATTTCCTAAATCATTTATATATAACCATGATGACCAAGTAAATTCGGCGCCACTATCTTCATTATTAGAGCGAAGGATAGTGGCTGACCCGCCCTGTTTTGGGTCTTGATGAACAACCATGGAGTTGTTTCCATCAATCATACCATTGATCAGATAAGGACTATCAGATGGACCAAAGAGAATACTTATCAGAATTACGCCTAAATTGAGAAGAACAAGCATGCCGATTAGCACTAAAATAATGAATGCGAATTTTGCGATGATAGTGTTGGATTGGAGGAACCCGGTTGTTGCTTCCGGGACAGTAGCGGATTGTTTTGAAAACTCGCTGAAAGTATCCGTCAATTGCGAACTAGTATTCTGCAACGTATTGCCCAGATTACTGATGCCTTGTTGCATGCTTTCTTGGCTAGGTAATTTGTCCATTGCATTCGATAAATTGCTTGTAATTTGAGTACCCACGTTTGCGGTAAATCCTGGTTGAGCGTTCATATATATTGTTATAATATAGGGATAAAAATTATAACCATACAAATTTATATTAAACTATTTATTTTGCCTTAAATAACAGAGAACCTAGATTGTTCCTGCTCGTTCTTCAGAATAGATATGTCTACACCATACGAACTCAACATATTCATCAGTCTGTTTGAACCATTGCCATCTAAATAATTTTCCCATACGGTTTTGGGATCAAGTGGTGCAACCCAGCGTTTGAAATTCGCCAAATATGCGTCAAACTTTCCTTCCGCATTGCCGACAAGAATGGGCGTATCTGAAGTAGGAGGCACCTTGGGCATAGTATTGGTACCAGTTTTGAAGAAACGTTGAGAACGCATCAACTTACCGTCAATATATGCATCCACAAACTGGTTATCCATACTCAATCCGATGCACACCCATTTTTGAAGAGGGAAGTTATCAGTAATCAACATAGTCTCTGTCGTATCATCAGACATAGCCATATCCATTTTCAACAAAGGACCTGTTTTATCCAAATACAATTTCATGTTGTTGTCTCTACTAAATATGGTTTTTTCAACATTGTTATCCCAAGTGTTCACATATAACCACAGAGTGTATCCATAGCGGGAATTATTCGCCTTTTCAATATTAGTAAGGGGAGGTTGGGGTTGTTTCAAATTTGCACTAGCAGTGAGGCTCGATGAGCGGTTTGATAGGAAATAGTATAAAACATATATCAATAAAATAATAACAACTCCTAAAACAATCACTGTTGTATTCATAATTATATATTTTATGGCTATAAAAAAAATATATAAGTTAGTCAGTTCGTAAAAAGAATAGTCGTTTCAGCATATCCCCATTAATCAAATTTTTAGGCATGAACTCTGTTTCAATTGGTGGGTTCTTATGAGCAAGCAAATTATACTCGTTCAATATGTTTCGCTTAGATAGAGGAGCTTTATAATAAGTAATATTGCAAATTGCTCCATCCAACCCATTTTGGTCGCCGATCGTAATATTGTCGTATGGCGTATATTTTGGCTCCGCATTATGTATTGGAACTGATTGGGCTAATTTACCATTTACAAATATATCCAGGAAAGTGGATGAATAGTTAAATGCAATATGGTTCCATTTTTGCTTCGCGATATTCAACTTGACTTTATCTTCTTGTTTGTTGTCGCGATTTGTGTAATATACAACCAAATTATTTCGACCATGCTCTTCATCAATGTTGTTTTCATATACTACATGTGGCGCACCATCGGCATAATTGAATATGTTGGTTTCTTTTGAGTATGCTTTATAATTCGAACCTTGGTCATTCAAATACAACCAAAATGATATTCCGTAGTTGCGACGATAATTGGCGGTTTGGTCAAATTGGTCATTCTTTTCCATTTTCAGTTCTTCACTTCCTGAAATTACGTGTGACTTATCCAGGAATTCATTTCCAGGTAGCAATTTGATACCTTTTTTCATGAATAATAATTTCACGATCTTGGGTAAATAAATATACAGCAAAATCAACACCAATTCAATTACAAATAGATAAAATACGGGGTTCGTGGTATCACTTATATCTTTCTTAATGTAATTCACAAATTGCAGTAATAGACATGGTATGTAAAATAACATTTGCATTATCAACCCTGGGAACCCTTCTAGACGTTTGATATACTCGCCAGTAAAGTAAAATACTATTGCTAAGGAAACAAACATCAATAATACGGACAAAACAGAATAGACATGACTTAACGATGAATTTGTTTGTTGTGAAAACTGGACATAATAATACATTAATATACCACTAAATGCTACTAACGCCAACTTACTGAATACAGACGAAATCCAATTGTTTGTTGTAGCGACTGGTTTTACAAAAGAAGATAAACCATATGCCAGCAACAATAAAACCGGAATAGCCAACCAACTTGTTTCATACGTCATCGACATCGAATAATTGGACGTGAATAACATAAACACAATGAAAATCGACATAATCATTATCATCATTCCGTGAGATGCCATCGTGTTTTGAACAATAGGTTGACTGGCGGTTTGTTTCATTCTTTCGGATGCGAATTTACTCGCTTGTTCGGCTGAAGACTTGATATTTTTGTTTAATTTATTAAATGTTTGAAATCCTTTCTCTATGTAGTCTGGTTCTATTGTTTCATTCATTTATAATGCTAATATATTATAAATGGATATATTATTCGAAATTCGCTTGTTGTGCATAAAGTTATAGGTTCTCCATTGCGGTTTTCTTTCCGTGACATTCTCTACACAAAGCAACTAAATTATCTACATGATTGCTTCCACCGTGGTCCAATCTAACAATATGGTCGACTTCAAACCAAGCACTCAATTGCGTTTTGCAGTCGTCACAAGACCAATCCTGTCTAGATGCTACAAACTTCTTTTTGGTTTCACTTACTGAACGTTTGGTACCGGTTTTGCCCGAATTGATAATGCGCTGTTCTCCTTGGTATTGTTGTGAATTGTTCATCGAAACAATCGGTTTGGACGCATTGTCTTGAAACGAAGAATGTCTCGTAGTGAAATCTAATATTGGCGAAATCATATTCGTCGTGCTTTTGTCTACCGGTAAATATTTGATATATTCATTTGATGTAGCCAACATCTCGCGTGCTCTCAGTGGATTGTGTTTTACAATGTAGTAAAAAAACAGTGCACCCATTCCCACGCCAGCCATTTGATAATATTTTTTCCATGTCATCATAATTTTTACGTATTTTCCATCGGTATGAATGTTGGCTATTACAAAACCGGCGATTAATAATATAACAATTTCCAATCTCATTTAACATATCGTTAGATTTAATTCAATACATATATGGGCGATTATTCACTGTAATACATATAAATGAGTACAACAAGGAATAAGATAAATGCAAAATGGATGTATCTTGATTTGAACTTGATGCTATCTACAAATGAGATTTGCTTCGGTTTGTATTGTTCTCTATATAATTCCAATGATCTTGCTAGCGATATTTCATCTTTTCCTAACATGATGTTGTATTTATTGTGAATAAAATGCATCCAACGAACCAAAGAATCGCGATTATCTAAATAAGGTGATACTGGGTATTTGTCTAGTATTTCACTAAATTTGTTTCCCATTTCCTCGTCTGGTATAAATAGCGGCATATTGGTCAACAATTCATAATATTTTTTTTTAGTCACTTCATTCGGGGTCAACGGATAGAACTCGGCAATCGTATGCAAAAAGAACCAATAATGAGGTCCCCACGTATCTGCATCGAAATTCATAAATAACAATATATATAAAGAATACCTTTTTATAATAATAGGACAACACATTTATTATAATTTTATGAGTGCAGATAATTATTGTAACAATTGCGGAAAAGAAGGACATTCATATAGTCAATGTAAAATGCCGATTACCAGCGTAGGCGTTATTGCCTATCGAATTCATAATAACAAAAAAGAGTATCTGATGATACGTAGAAAGGATACACTTGGTTTCATCGATTTTATGAGAGGGAAGTATTCGGTCAATAACAAAGAGTATATTATGAATATGTTGAAACAAATGACTGAAGATGAGAAGGTTAAGTTGAATACATTCACATTCGAGCAATTGTGGCTGTCTGTATGGGGCAACAGCAGACTATCCAATCAATACAAACAAGAAGAAATGGTGTCGAGAAACAAATTCCAAGTCATCAAAGATGGTATTTACAACAAGCAAGTTTTTTACAATTTGAATATACTGATTGAAGAGAGTAAACAATATACCCAATGGAAAGAACCTGAATGGGGATTTCCCAAAGGTCGCCGTAATTTTCAAGAAAAAGACTTTGAATGTGCGTTACGTGAGTTTAAAGAAGAAACTGGAGTGCCTACCGAATATTTGCATAGTATTCAAAATATTTTTCCATTTGAAGAAAATTTTACGGGGTCAAATTACAAATCGTATAAACACAAGTATTATATCACTCACATGAATTACGAGAATACGTTGATGAATTATAAATATGATAAAATGGAGGTAAGTAAAATCGAATGGAAAACGGTAGACCAATGTATTGATTGCATTCGACCCTACAATTTAGAGAAACAGCACATGTTAACAAATTTAGATAATATGTTAACTCATCATACACCTGTATTATTTTATTAAAAAACAACAGAAATATATGTTCATTCTATATACATATATTTTACTATTATCATGTCTAGAAATACAAAAAGAGTAAAATCTGGTGGTTCAAAGCGTGCAACGAAAAAAAAACAATCTATTGAAAAAATTGCGGATATTGTTCCGATGGATGTGTCTGAACGGAATTTATTAGTGGATGCCGCCGTAACACAACTTTCCGCTAGACTGAAAAACAATGCTGATGTAGAAAAAAAATACGATAAACCCGTCCGTTGTCCAAAAGGGCAACGGCGCAATAAAACTACAGGCGAATGTGAACCCGTTGGTAAAAAACCCCGCCAACTAATTGAAGGTTGTAACTATGAGTATAAAATAGAGACGCCTGAAGAAAGCGTGCGAGCAGAAGAGTTGAAAAAAATGTTAATTGCAGATTTGCGTTCGAAACTGATTATAATGTTAGGAATTGAAGATCCGAAGACTGAAAGTGTAATGGGAGCGCGATTGAAACCGCAGTTTATTAATTGGATTGTATGTTTGGAACAGAAGAGAGGATTGTTGCGAGCCAATAAACATGAGGACGAAAAAGAACAAGAAGAAAAAGAAGAAAAAGAAGAAAAAGAAGAAAAAGAAGAAAAAGAAGAAGACGAAGAAGACGAAGAAGACGAAGAAGACGAA